TGGAGGAAGCGTAATGGACTCGCAGACTTACGACCGCCTTCTTTCCGGCGGGGCTTACTCGCTCCCTTACTTGATCCGCTTGTGGAACGGAACTTATGACTTCCGCTTCGTCAACGACAACCGCCCCGTATCTTGGGGCGGCAACACTTACGCCGCGAGCGCGTTCAACTTCACGCCAAGCGATTCCGGCGACTCTACGCTTGAAATCGAAGTCGTCGACAACCAGCTCATCACAATGCTTGACGCCGGGACTTCCTTCGACGCGGAGTTTGTCGGAATAATCCTTGAAGGCGGAACGGTCCAAGAGTTGCGGGGCTGGAAGAAGCGTTACGGCAAGGCAAAATGGACGGGAAAGTCCGCCACCGTCACCTTTCCGCCGGACGACCGCCTTTCAATGACTTTTCCCGCGCTTGTTTTCAACGGAGACAACAACAGGGGCAATTCGTGACCTTCGACGACTTGATAGGCGCTCCCTACAAGCCGCACGGCCGGAGCAAGGAAGAAGGCTTTGATTGCTACGGCCTTGTCATAGAGTGTTGCAAGCGGGCGGGAACTCCGTTGATGGACTTGGACTATTCCGTTTCCGAATTGCCGGACAGCGAGGCCGCCAAGTACGCGGCCAAAATGAATTTGACAATAAAGAAAGGCGCGCGTCCCGGCTACCTTTGCGAGATGGAATACAACGGCAACTTGCACTTGGGCTACATGGTTGACCGCTGGAACGTCCTCCACGCCACCCAAAAGGGCGTCCGCCTTACCTACATCGGGGCTTGCAAGGCGAAAGCCTTCTACAAAGTGGAGAAAATATGAAAATCACGCTATACAAGGGCTTGGGCTTCGCCCATGACACAATCGAAGTCGAAGAGGGAAAGCCGCTTTGCCAATCGCTCCCGGACATCGACTTCAACCACGCCGCCGTTGTCGTCAACGCCGTAAAGTCCGACGGCTTTTACAAGCCCAAGGAAGGCGACGGCGTTATGGTCCGCCTTTTGCCGCAAGGTGCAACCGCGGCCCTCGTCATAGGAATCGTTTCCATCGCCCTGACCGTCGCCGGAGGAATCGCCGCCGGCGTGATCGCCTACAAGCAAAAGCAAGAGCTTGAAAAGCAGAAGCGCGAGCTTGAAAAGCTCAAAAGCCAAACGAACAACGACGCGGCGACGAACCTTCCTTTTTTGAAAGGCGCCACAAACTCCTTGGCGACCGGAAAAAGCCAGCCCTATCTAATGGGCCGAAATTTTTTCACGCCATATTTGCTTACAAGAAAATGGTATTCGCTTGAAGGCATCGACGGCAAAAGTCAGTATGTCACGCAGGCCTTTGAGTGCGGCTTTGGAAAGCAAGTCTTTGAAAAAGTTCAAGCCGACGACATTTTAATAAAGACCTTCGACAAGTCGCTAGGTCCGCAAGAAGGTTGCTCCGACTTGATAGACGACTCCGAATCGGGCGGCTTTTCCGCCGGAGGAAAGATTGACATTGTTCAAAGCGACGGTCTTTTTGCGGGGCTTACCGAAGCGAACGTCCGCGTCGCGAGCGACACTCCGCAAGCGGAGATTCCGCGAGCCGCCGACATAAGCGCGGGAAAAAAGGACAAATTGGTTTACTCGCTGGACCCCAACGCAAAGAACGTCCATATTGGTATAACCTTTGGAAGCGGCCTTTATTACATGAACCCCAATACCGGCGGAAAGCAAAACAAGTCCGTCACAATCACGCCGTCCTACTCGCTTGACGGCGGAACTACTTGGATTCCGTTCTCGTTCAACCAGCACGTCGTCATCGGCTACGAAGTGGACTACTACGACACGGTCCGCTTTTATGAAGAAGCTTACGACGCAAACCGCATGATTTCCCAATACCAAAGCATGGGGTATTCCGTCATAAGCAAAGACCAAGACTACCTTCATGGACAAATGGCCTATCATGTCACGATGCGAAAGCATATCCAGGAAAAGCCCATCTACGGCTTGACGCCCGGCAACACTTTCACCCGCAACACTATCGACGAAATCCGCTTTGAGGCCGTCCGCGAATTCACGCTATCCGACTACGAAACGCTCCATTTGAACGAGCAGGCCCAAATTTTAATACAGGTCGTCAACGAGACCGTCTACGACTCAAACAGCCGCGACACCGCCCATTTGCTTTATTATCAGTCTCAATGCTTTGATCCCGACAAGTCGGAGACTCCCGCCGGAACGATGAGCGTTGAAGACTACGAAGAGGCCTATCCGGAAGGAACGGGCCTTGAAGATTGCGAAGTCGTATCCCTAAAAGTCCGATCGCTTTCAACGATGATGGCAGTCCGCCTTAAGGCAAGCCAAGCCAACGAGTCGAAGATGGGAAAAATCAACTTTGTTTCCAATTCGCTCGCCAAGGTTTGCGAGGACGGCGAATGGAGCGAAGAAAAGGAAATCACCGCCAACCCGGCGGCCTTGCTTGTCGAAGTCTTGCAAAGCCACACGCACCCGCTTTCGGCGTTCGACGACGACGAGCTTGACCTTGACGCTTTCGCCGACCTTTACGACTTTTGCGAGACGGAAGAAATCCGTTTTAACGCCGTCGCCACTCAAAAGAACACAAAGCAAAAGCTTTTGGAACAAATATGCTCCGCTTGCCGCGCTACGCTTTATTGGAACGCGGAAGGAAAGCTTTCCGTCGCATGGGATTGCGCCCAAGACACAATCGTCGCGGCCCTTGATTCCGACTCAATAATAGACGTTGAAAACGAAAAGGAGTTTGCCCGCCCCGTTGACGCTATCCGCGCGACATGGCTTGACGAAAGCGATTGGAAGCAAAAGTCCTACACGATTTTGAACAACGGCGTTACGGAGCTTGACGCGGACAGCGTTATAAAAGATTTGAACATAACCGGCTTGACCACCTTTGACCAGGTGGCAAAGTTTGTCCGCTACACAATGGCTTGCATGAACATCCGCCAAAAGACTGTCAATGTCAAGGTCGGAAACGAAGGCGTTTGCTTTTCGCCTTGCACGAGAATCACCGTCAAGGACGACTCGCTCGGAGACACGCCCCAAAACCTGTTGATAACAAGCGCGACTTCCAACGGCAATGGATGGACGCTCAAATGCGTTGACTACGACGCGCGGGTTTACAATCCTGGCGACATTCCGGAATACAAGTCGTCAATCGAACAGTTGAGCCGCCCCGCGTCCGGCCTTCCGTCAATCTACGTGACCGCCGGAGAGTTTGACGAGTACAAAGCCGCATTGAACAACGGAACGGCTTTCGCTGGAAAGCCGGACACTCCTACAATCGGCTCCGCTAAAGCCGTCCGCGACGGCATAAACATCAAATGCCTTCCAATCGGAAACGGCGTTAAAAACGACATCGCCAGCGTTCTTTGGCAAGTCGCCAAGACAGCCGGAGCGCCGGAAGAGTCCGACTGGGTTGACCTGCCTTCAACAGCAATTCTTGAGACTTCTTACGCTTTCAACAGGGCGACCGACGGCTATCCGGAGCGCGAAGATTTGTACGGAACTACCGTTTGGAGATTCCGCGCGAGAATACTCAATGCTTATGGCAAGTATTCCGAATGGAGCGATCCCGCCGCCGTTGACGTAAGCTCATACGGAACATGGCAAGTTGGCGTTCCGATAGTCAACACGCGAATTTCCGACCGAACCATAACTTTGATGATGGGACAGCCGGCTCGCGGAGACAACCGCGAGATTTACGGCACCGTAAGATACCAAGTCCAAGTCAAGAGGCACGACGACGCGGATTGGTACAAGCCCGCCACAAACTTGAACCCGTACCCGGAGGAAAACGGCGGAGTCATAACGCAAGGAAACGAAGGCAACTACAAGGACGGCTCCGGCTACGTCATAAGCGACGCTAAATGGATTCAAACGATGCCGCTTGAAGGACAGGCGTCGAAGGACATCCACGACACGCTCTATCAGTTTAGGGTGAAGGGCTTCAACGAAGCCCACGAGAGCGAGTGGACGGCGGCCATCAACGCGACCGCCTTGTGCACCAACATACGAGATATTGTGCAAGCCAACGAGACCGCGAAGCAGGCCTACATCAAGGAGCTTTCCGCCATTTCCGCCAACATCGGAACAATCACGCAAGGCTCGTTCGGCGGCAACCAAAACAACTTATGGGATTTGTCCACTTTTACAGATTCGCAGGGCGGCCAGCATTGGGAAGGAAAGATGCGCGTCGGCGGACGGGAGCAGTATCTAGCCATAGATCCGATTCTTGACGGTGGGGAAATCATCGACTACAATATAACGTTCAAAGTCGGAAATTTTGAAATCACTTCCACAGCTTCCAACATCAACGGCGAGCTTGTAATACAATCGGACGCCGAAGCCTTGGACCGAACAAGAATAACGCCCAACGGAACCTACTACGAGCACCGCGACGACGCGAACAGCCCTTGGCGGGTTTTGGCGAGCAACAACATCAACGGAGTAAACTCAAAGCAGCTTTTCTCCGAAGACACGCTCTACATAACAAACCAAGACATGGCCCAGCGAAGAAAGGAAGGCATGGACATTGGAACGCCATATTTGTCCAACGCTTCAAAGGTTTTCCACTTTGACACGGACGTTTACGACCAAGACGGAAACGACACCTTGACGATAGCGGATGCGGAAGACGGCGGCCATTCTTTGGTGAACCAAGACCAAAACACCGACGGACTTGACTTTACGCCCGCCATTTTGGCGGTCGCGCCATACGCCACTATGGGAAAGTCTCTCTATGGCCAATATTCCGTTCAAGCCGCGTTCGCCGCTTGCGTCGCGTTCACCGTTGACTTTTGGATTCAATACATCTTCGCGGAGAACCAAGTCATTTTCGACGTGGGCAACTCCGCCGATTCGGTCAAGCTGGTAGTGGCTAGCGCGGAACCGTTCTTTGAGCAAGGAACGGAAGGCGACGAGATACCGTTCAACGAAGAGATTCTTTCCTACCCCGAATTTCTCTACCGCCGCCTTGGCTTTAACGCGGTTACTTTCAACAAAGACGATGAGCTTCTTTTCGCCGCCGCTCAAATTTCGGAAATCCCGTTTGAGGAAACGGCGGCCAAGCCCTTCAAGGCGTCCTATGTTTACTACGAACACAACGGAACTTCCTACGAGACGGTTGAAGTCACGGCGGAGACATAC